AGAACTAATCAAGTAACACGGGATATTTATGCGAGAACAACCTCAAAAATTTCACCTTTCAATTCATGGCAGCCGGACCCTGACGGACGAGAGGGTTAAGATTATTATTTTAGAAGAGATAAAGAAGCACAATCCCACCACTATCGTTACGCATGCCGAGCCTGGCGGCGTATGCGAAGTCGCGAGGGATCTTTGCCGGGAAAAGGCCATTCCACTAAAGCTGCATTTTCTGAACTTCAAATACCTACGCGGCGCGTTCGAGCATCGCAGCCGGGATGTTATCAGAGACAGCGACCACAGCGTATTCATTCATGACGGGAAAAGCAAGGGTTGTTCTAACGAACTGAAACTGGCGAAGAAAATGAACATACCATATTCGCATCACGAACTCGACCCTGCGGAATATGACAAGAGTGTGGGATTTGAGATTGAAACTGACTGGGATAAAACCGCGATGGTAGATGTGCCTGAATCTGATATTTATGATCTGGAGATCAACTAATGGAAAAAACCCGATTAGACAAGCTCCTGAAGCTGGCCTCAAAAGAAGAGGCCCTGCAGCTCAAGATATATTACAACGCCTCGATCAAGACGTTGACGGCATACCAGACCGAATCGACGACCGCGAAACTCCGTGATCTGCAAAGTGCTGAGGGTGCTCTCGAAGAATATGTCGGCAGACTGGAAGAACAGTATATGCCGGAAATTCGGACTTTCCCGAACCGTCTCGCGGTGACGAAGTGGCTGCAGGATAACGGCTGGAAGGTGTCGAAGTCGACGGTCTATAACCGGATCGGGAAGGCGAAGCTGCTGTCGCGTGAGGATGGTCTGTTCTATCTCAAAGACGTCAAGAAATATGCCAGCGTTTTTTTGAAGCGCAAAGACACCGGCAAACGGCTCCAGGGTGAACAGGATGACCTGCAGCGGAGAAAGACGGGGCTTGAAGTTGAGAAACTGGAAGTGGAAATCGCCCGGGCGAAGCACAAGCAGAAAGTCGAGGAGGGGTTATATATCCCGCGCGATCAATTTGAGATAGAGTTGGCATCCAGGGCCACCGTCCTCGATGCGGGGATCGCGCATTTTTTCCAGTCGGATGCCGCCACGTGGATCAATCTCGTGGGCGGTGATCAGCGGAAACTCCCCGAACTGATTAGCGTACTCATGGCCGCGAAGGACGGATTTATGAACCAGTACGCCAGGGCGAAGGAGTTTGTTATCGAAATCGGAGAATCGGTTGACGGTTAACAGTTAGCGGTTGGAGGCGCGGAATATTGTTGGAGAAATAAAAATAACCAGCACTACTGGAGGTGATGTATGAAGATAGATCCGTGGATTTGTGAAATCTGTGCAGAGGAATTTGTCAACGAGGTGGATATGCTTGCGCATCAATTCAACAGTTATTGCGAAAGAGAAATAATAAAAAGATGGGCTAAAGAGGACCGCCGAGAAAGGCGACGAGGGTTAAGCGTTTTACCCAAAAATAAAGCATAATCAGCACTACTGGAGGTGTGGGATGAAGAAAGTAGTAACAGAAAATGAATACAGGGAATTGAAAAATGAGGTTGTCTTGCAAAGAGAGATACTGGAATCCATACGGGATGTGCTTGACGGTAAAGAAGTATCCGATTTTATGATGTCCTTTGGCATAGTCCGAAGGGTATGTGACCTGATAGATGGGCCATGTTAGCACTATTGGAAGTGTAAGATGAAGGTAATAGTGAATGAGCCAGAGCGGAGCCGGCTAAAGTGTTTACATTGCGGAAAAACTGCGTACTATCCGGTTGGAGGGATCGGCTGCATAGATGTGCCAGAACGGGAGGTGAAGAGATGATGAAACAATCGCAACCGATATTGATCGGCCCCACCGCGCCCTGGCTGCCGCCTGGTATCCTGGATGGTGGGGCCCGTGTGTTCAAGTTCACGTTCACTGCCGGGGAGCGGAGGATCTTCCGGAAGAAGGCGAAGATCCCTGTCTCGGAGTGGGCAGAGAAGCATCGCTACGTCACCATGTCGGCCCTGCCCGGTCCCTGGCGAAATGAGATCACGCCATATCTCGCCGGGATCATGGATGCCTCTTTTCATTCCGCTGTCCAGACCGTTATTATCTGCAAGGCTCCGCAGGTGGGCTGTACCGAGGCGGTTTTGAACTGTATCGGATATGCCGCGGACAGGGATCCCGGCCCGGTCCTCGCGGTTTATCCCGACGAAAAGACGGCGCGGGAGAACTCGCAGGATCGTATCCTTCCGATGCTGGAAGCCTCACCACGTCTCAGGTCGCTGCTGACGGGCGCGGAGGATGACAAGGCCGCCCTGCGGATCAAGCTCAAAGGCATGATCATGTATATGGCCTGGGCTACGTCGGCATCACGCCTGGCGAACAAACCGATCCGGTACGCTGTACTCGACGAGCTGGACAAATATCCGAAAACAGCGGGCAAGCGCGAAGCGGCTCCAGAGGCTCTGGCGGAGATCCGGACGATAACATATCGCTGGAACCGGAAGATATGGAAGATCTCCACGCCAACGATCGAGACCGCTCCTATCTGGAAGGCGTTGACACAGGAGGCGCAGGCCATATTCGATTACTGGGTGCGCTGCCCGCTGTGTGGCGAATTGCAGTTGATGAGGTTTTCCCGGGAGACGTTCAGGTGGCCGAGAGAGGAAAAGGCAATTGACGGTTCACAGTTACCGGTTGACGGCGCAAAGAATCCGAAACCGGAAACCGAAGTCCATTCTGTGGACCCGGAGAAGATCGAGGCGGAGGGGCTTGCCTGGTACGAGTGCGAGCATTGTCATGGTCACTGGAATGACACCCTGCGTGATCAGGCGGTTCGTGCAGGACAGTGGCAGGAGAGGGAGACGGGAACGACACTCCCCAAATACCTCGATGAATTCCGGCCCCGGAAGATCGGCTTTCATATTCCTTCATGGATTTCATATTTCGTTTCGCTCTCGGAGGTTGCCGCGTCATTCCTGAAGAGCCAGCACAGTCTCGAAGACTTCAAAAACTTCAAGAATAAGCACGAGGCGGCCCCCTGGAAGCAGATTGTCGTGTCGGCCGATGAAGAGTACGTCTTGAAGGCCCGCTGCGATCTGCCGGCACAGACCGTTCCGCAGGAAGCCCGGGCGTTGATGTGCGGCATTGATGTTCAGAAGTATGGATTCTGGTTTGTTGTCCGGGCGTTCGCGCCTGATGGCACGTCGTGGCTGATTCATTACGGGTTCCTGGCGGTCTGGAACGATGTGGAAAAGCTGTTATTTGAGACGGAATATCCGTTTGCCGAGAGCGGAAAGAAGATGCGGATCTTTCGCGCCTGCATCGATACCGGCGGCGGCAAAAAGTATCAGGGAATGTCGATGACTGAAGAGACTTACTGGTGGCTGCGGGATAACAGTACAGGCCGCGGCGCTCGTGTCTGGGGGACGAAGGGATCCAGCCGTGCGCTTGCCGGCAAACTCCAGCTGGGCAAACCTCTCGACAAGACGCCCTCCGGGAAACCCCTCCCCGGCGGCCTGCGTATCATCTCCGTCGACACAGAGAAGATGAAAGACGCCTATCACTACCACCTGAACCGCGCCATCGAGGAGCTTCCCCAGGGCGCGTATCTCCACGCCGGGACGGGATCGGATTATGCAGATCAGATCCTGGCGGAAGAGAAACAGATCACGGAAAAGGGAATTGAGGAGTGGGTGCAGATCCGGGTGGACAATCACCTGTTCGACTGCGAATGTCTCGCGATGCTTTGCGCCGATCCGGAGTTCCCCGGCGGTGGGATCAACCTGCTGAGACAAAAGGCGCAGGGAGCCGCCACGGGCCGGCGGATAATATCGAAAGGAATGTAATGGCGCAGCAGAAATCCAGCATGAAAATAATCTGGGCGATCCGGGGAATCTGTGAATACTGCAATATCTCACGTGACACGTTCTATCGCCTGATCAAGTCGGGGAAGTTCCCGGCGACGATCATTGAGGGGAAGTGGTGCGCCCACACCGACAACATCGACGAGTTCTTCCGTGCCGGCACCAGGACACCGCCCCGGAATCCTGATGCGGAAGCGGAATAAAGCCGGTTGACGGTTAACGGTTGACAGTGTAGATTAATAATTAACGAGAAAGGAGAACTGAATAAATGGAAATAAATGAATTACGCGATAAAAGGAAAGACTTAGAAAGGGATATTACAGCAGCCGTATTCGAGTTAGTTGAAAAGTTTAAAACCGAAACGGGATTCTCTCCATATCAAATTGGCATCAACCTGGTAATGGTACAAAACATGGGATCCGCCGAACGGATGTATGTTGTCAGTGGGTGCGATGTCGGGATTGATATATAATATCGCATTTCTCCCCAAACACCAAGGCCCCCAACCGGGGGCCTTTTTTTATCCCCGAATCATATTTCAAAAACCTTGTCAAGCCCCTTTTTTAGTCCGTAGGACGTCTATTTTAGTCCGTAGGACGTCGGTTTCAGTCTTGCCCTAAAAACCGGGGTTATAATCACTTCATGAAAAAATCCTAAAAAATAGCATTCTTGTTTTGTGAAAACCAGGGGGGACTTTTTAGAATCTCCCCGCTTCGAGAGGAAAAGCTCATGAGGTAACAATGGCAGGAATTACACTTGCACAGGCGGAGACCCAGCTGGCCGCGTGGCTCGATGCGAGTTTGAAAGTCGCGTCCGGTCAGGCGTATACCATTGGGGGTCGGTCGCTTACCCGCGCGAATGCCGCGTGGATAGAAAAGCAGATTACGTACTGGAACGGCATGGTCCAGTCGCTCGATCGCGGCGGGATCAAAGTCAGAGGAGGGACTCCCTGCTGATGAAAGAAGTCCCGACAAAGCGCGGCAAAGTAAAAAACCCCACTCCAAACATCATAGACAGGGCTGTCAGCTTTTTCGATCCCGTTCGCGGCGTTAGACGTTTACGGGCCCGGGCGACGATGGCGCTTGCCGGTGGATATATCGGCGGCTCAAAATCAAGACGTGGTCTGAAAATGTGGACCACCTACGGGCATGACGCCGATTCGGATGTCCTGCCCGATCTCCCGACCCTGCGGGAACGCAGCCGTGATCTCATCCGCAACAATCCCCTTGCCGCCGGCGCGATCAAAACGAAAGTCACAAATGTCGTCGGTACCGGGTTGAGGCTCCAATCGCGTATCGACCGGAGCGTACTGAACCTGGCAGAGGACAAGGCTGACGCGTGGGAGACCGGGACGGAGCGGGAATGGCGGCTGTTTTGGGAATCGAAGGAATGCGACGTCACGCGCACGCTGCCCGGCAACGCCCTCACAAAACTTGTCTATCGCCAGGCGAAGGAAAACGGCGATGTCTTTGTCCTGCTGCCCCGCGTAAAGACCGCGCACTTTCCTTATGATCTGCGTCTGCAGGTGATCGAAGCCGACCGGGTATGCAATAAAGATTACAAACCCAACACGGAAACCCTGGCCGGCGGCGTCGAGACTGACAAAAACGGCGCGCCGGCAAAATATCACATCATAAAATCTCATCCCGGCGCGAGCTGGAAACGTAAAGAATCGAAATGGGACATTGTCGATGCCTTTGGCTCGAAGCTCGGCCTGCGGAATGTCATCCACCTGTTCGCCCCGGATCGCCCCGGACAGAGCCGCGGGGTCCCCGATCTCGCGCCTGTTATCGAGGCCTTCAGGCAACTCGGCAATTACACCGAGGCCGAGCTGGCCGCTGCCGTAATCAGTGGCATGTTCACGGTTTTCATCGAATCCGGTAACGGAGACGCGGCACTGGATCTCTCAAACCTGTCGGAAGAGACAGGATCCACAAGCTCGGACGATGATCTCAAGCTCGCCTCCGGTGCTATTGTCGGACTGAAACCCGGCGAAAGCATCCACGATTCCAATCCCGGCAGGCCGAATGCCAGCTTTGACCCATTCCTTCAGGCGATTATGCGCCAGATCGGTGTTGCCCTTGAACTGCCATTCGAAATCCTGATCAAACATTTTACGGCGTCTTACTCCGCCGCCCGCGCCGCCCTTCTCGAAGCCTGGAAGTATTTCATTTCAGAGCGCCAGTGGCTGGCCGATAACTTCTGCCAGGTGGTTTATGAGATATGGATGTACGAGGCCGTTATTACCGGCCGGATCGCCGCGCCGGGTTTTTTAAATGATCCGATAATCCGAAAAGCGTATCTGGGCGCGCAGTGGGTCGGTCCCGCGAAAGGCCAGATCGACGAACTGAAAGAGATCAAGGCCGCCGAGAAGCGGGTTGATATGGGCGTTTCCACGCTCTCCGAAGTTACCGCCGAAATGACCGGTGGCGACTGGGAAAAGAAACATCCGCAATCGGTGAAGGAACACGATGCCCGCAAGGCAGCCGGCCTGATTGTGGAAACAATGCCGGAGGCAGAAACTCCCGACAACGGAAAGGATGATTAAATGAAACTACTCGATATCATGACAGCGCCCTGGATGATCTCGCGGGAAAAGCTCGCCGAGATCCGGGGCATATATCAGACGCACATGCGCGGCGACAAGATCGACACCAAGGCGATCGAATCGCAGCTCGCGATTGCTATCGGAGAGAATAAAGAAAGAGGGCAATACGACATCCGAAACGGCGTGGCGGTAATCCCGATCGTGGGTGTCATTTCAAAAGAACTCAGTCTGTTCAGCTTCTTTTTCGACGGTGTATCGACCAGGGGAACTGCCCTGATGATTAAAGATGCCCTGGCAGACGATGAGGTCGAATCCATTCTGCTGGATATCGACTCCCCCGGCGGCACAGTGGACGGCACGCAGGAACTGGCCGAGCTGATCTACTCA